AGAATGTGAGGGCGCACTGGTCCTGATCAATCTCAATGACGGTGACAGGAATTCGGCTCATGTAATCACGATCTCCCCGCCGCGCCGCTGGTAAGAAAGCAGCTCTTCGGCTAGCTCCTTGACCGCATCGCCTGAGAACAGCGCGCCTGCGCTGATACCCTCAACGGTTAGGGTGCCGCCGGCTGGGGATGCCGAGCCCTGCGCAGCTTCGTTGGCGCTGCCTGCACCGCCCTGCACGTTGCTGGCCACGCCCGCACCACTTGACGAGCCACCACCGCCGCCCGCGCCGGCTGCCTGAGCAAGCCCGGTAGCAGCGGCCAGGCCCGCTTGAATCTTGCCCATCACGCCGATCTTTGCAGCAGCGGGCGGGCCAGCGATGGGGCCAAGCTCTGCCATGGCGCGCATCTGTGCGACGGCGGTGTTCTGGATGATCTGAGCGATGGCAAGACCCTTGTTCAGCGCTATCTGAGCGATGGCCGCCGCCTTGCTATCTTGCGCCATGGTGCCCAGCAGGTTAGCCGCCTGCATGGCCACGCCGCGCTTCATGGCGATGATCTGGTCTGATACCCGACGCTCGGTGCGCGCTCTCTCGTCGGCGCCCCGTTGCTCAATGGCGTTAAGCTTGTCTTGATGATCCTCTGCCACCTGGCGCATCAATTCGCGGTGTTCCTCCTCGGTGGTCAGCTCTAGCGCATGCGCAGCCATTAGCTCGTCTAGCTTTTGCTCGTGCCTGTGCGTCTCTAGCTCGGCCTCGTCCATCAGCCCTTCGCGCAGCACTTCCAGCCGGCGCTCTAGATGCTCTCGCAGCCGCTCTAGCTCTTCCTCCTGTTGCTCGCTGGTGGCACCACTGCCCACGCCTAGCTCGCCATCTTCGCCGCCCATTCCGGGGATAAGCCCGCCATCCTCTGCAATGGAGTCAGCCAGCTTTTGCCGACGTTCCTCGATGGCATCGAAAAACCCATCAATATGCTCGGACGGCATGGGCGCGCTGGATAAATCGTTCAGGTCCATTTGCAGCAAGTTGAATCGACCACGCGCAATATCAGCCTGGTCGATAATGCCTTGCATGAATCCGCTTTCACCGAATCCCGAGACTTGCTCGATACCACCCATGCCGGGGATGCGGTTCATCACGCTGATGATGTTGTTGAGCCCATCAATCCAGGCGTCAATAAAGCCGCCCACTGCGCGCCATGAATTCTCGGCAAACTTCGCCATGCCAAGCTCAAGGTTAGCCACCGCCACATCGCCCTGAGCAATAGCGATCTGGACTGTCCTGAACGTGTCGGCAACCTTGGCCACCGCGAGCGCCGCGTTCTCTGCGGCCATCGTGACCACACTACCCCAGCCGCCGGCCTCGCGTGCTGCCGTGTTGAAGCGGTCAGCAATCTCTAGCACGATAGGCGCCAGCTCTACAGCCAGCGCGCTACGGATAGACTCCACCACCAGGCCCACGCGGGAAAGCGCATCGTTGGCTGCCTCGATGGCAGCCGAGTCTACCGAGTCAATCGCAAGCCCGTAGTCCTCAATCTCCTGCCGGGCGTCACGGATAGCACCGCCGCCCTGCCTGAGCAGGTTGACCATTTCCGTATTGCGAATGCCCAGGTCGCGCAGCACGTTAGCCGTCTGGGCGCCTGACAGCCCTAGCTCCTGCACCCTGTCCGCGATGGTGGCCATGCGCCGGTCAACGTCCATACCGGCCAGGTCACGGGCGCTGAGGCCCAGGTCTCGCAGCGCATCGGCAGCCGCCCCTGTGCCGCTCTGCGCCTCACCTAGCCGTGCTGACAGTCGCTGCATGGCGCTGTTGAGCGTGCCGGTTGCTACCCCTGCATCTTCGCCAGCCAGTTGCAGCCCGCGCAGCCCGCCGATGGTGCTATCCAGTTGGCGGGCAAGTTTGGCTTGCTCGTCGATGGCGTTCATGCCGGCACGAGTGAAGAGGGCAACCGCCGTGGCTGCCCCCGCTGCTGCTGCACCTACCGCCGCGATAGCCTTGATGGCGGGCATAGCGCTACGGGACAGCTTGCTCAGCCCCTGTTCAGAGTCGCGCAAGCCCCGCTGCAGCCCTGACGTGTCGGCGCCGATTCTGACGCTAAGATCATCGCTCATTCATCATCGCCCATAGGTCGCTTACGTCATCGTCTCGCAGTGTGCCGGCATAGTCTTGCTCGGGGTCGCGTGGCCGTTTCGCCTCGTGGATAAGCCAGAATTCGGCAGGGGTCATGGCCCAAAACTCAGACGGTGCCATGCCCCAGCTTACAACCGCTATCTGATAAAAGTCGGACCAGTCTACTTCCGCCGGGCTGCCGGCTTGGTCGCCTTCGCGGGCTGGTCCTCGCTTTTTTTTGGCTGGGGAAACGCTGCCAGGATCACTGCTTGTGCCATGCCGGCCACGGTATCGGGATCGCCGTTGAGGAGCTGCATATAAACCTCCTCGTTAGTGGCCCTTGCACCTGCGTATTGCAGCATGGCCGCGATGGCTGTTGCCAGCAGTGACACCGGCACATCGTTGTTGCCGATGCGGTACGCCAGCGAACTCAACGATACGTCTTGTTCAATCTTGTTAAGCATCTTCATGGTAGGGGTGACTTTGTAAGTCTCCCCCTTCCACGTTAGCTCGACTTCCTCGAATACTGCTGCCATGTCTCGTGGCCTCGTCTCAGTTACGGGTTATGCGGCTTCGGGCGTAAAGGTCCAGGCGCCGGAACTCTGCACGGTGCTGCTAAAGGTGGTGCCCTCGTTGTACGGCGCGCCCATCTCGAAGTCAGACAGGAAGAACTCTCCGCTTACGGTGCCGATGCCAGGGATTACGATAGTCCACGTATCAAGGAACACCGCCGGGGAAGGGTCTAACAGCGGCTCAACAAAATCATCCTGTCGCAGAATGCCCTCAACGGCCATGTCTAGCTGGCGCTGGGCGGGCTCGGAAAGTAATGTGCGGAATCCATCGTCGCAGTCACTTGTCACGTCGATGGACTCACTGCCCAAGGTAATGGTTTTTGTGCGCGCACAAAGAAGAATGCCGGTATCGACATCGCCTTTGTACATAAGAATCTTCCGGCCTACGATGCCGTTACCTGCCAAGTCTGCCATGTCGCTACCTCAAATAGTTGGATATATCCGATTGCCAGTCTAGCACATTGTCAAGGACTCAACACCACCCGAAACCTTGACACGCCGTGGATGGTCACGCCGTCACTATCGCGGAACGCATCGCTTGATACAAACTCGCTGGTAATCACCGGCTGCCCATCAACGGTAAGCTCGGCACGGTGCAGCGCGTTATAGATATTGCCCTGCACCTGTTTGGTTTCCAGATGATGCGCGGCCCGGCTCCACGTGTGGATAACGATGGACGCCTCGAAGCCGCTTTTGCAGTCATCGCTCCAATCGGATAGCGTGGCATCGCCTACTGTCACAAACGGAAACGCGCCGTTATCGTCAGGGTTAGATACCTGCGTCGGGTTATCGTAAACGCCCTGAACGCCCAGCGGTGCCGATGCTAGTGCGTCATAGATGGCAAGCTGTAGGTTGTAACCGCTCATGCTCTGTCCGCCTTATCTGCTGCCCGGCTAATTGCCCGTTGTAGCTGGTCGCTGAAATAGCGTTGGTTGCTTTTCAGCGCCGGCACCAGAAACGGACGTTCGCCCATCTTCATGGTCCCGTATTCCAGCCACTTGGCATAGGGCGCCTGGAAGATAATGTCTGCCCCAAGCCCCTCATGGCTCACACGCCCGCTTGATGCGAGGTTGCCGGTGTCCGTCATGGGCGCTTCGCCTGGCGCGGATGCGGTGTGGCTGGCGCTTAGGTTCTGCCCGCTGCCGCGCTCATACGTCCGCCCGGTGGCTGGCCCTTGCTGGATCGCCCGCACAGCATCGGTGCGGATCTTCTCAGCCGTGGCCCGTACCGCCCGTGCGCCTTCCTGCTCACCTGCCTGGCCCAACGCGCGTAGCTTACGGATGACGTTCTCGGTGCCTTCGATGCGTAGGGTCATGTTGATACCCCTCTAAATGGTGTGCTATCATGTTGATACCCCAAAAGGAGAACGAGCAATGGGTTCCAAGACAGCATATGAATCATTTTATCAGAATCTCAAAGAAGTGCCTTGCGGCTTTTGCGGGAATAATTTTCTCAGGACAAACCCAAATCGGCGTCACTGCTCGGATATTTGTAGGTTCTCTGAAAAAGTTGACAAATCATCAACATCCCCGTGCTGGATATGGTTGGGCACAAAAAACAGTAAAGGCTATGGTTCTTTTCGCGTCGGCAAGAAAAATCTAAAAGCATACAGGTTCTCATACCAACACTATATCGCGGACATACCTGAAGGTATGATGGTTTTGCATTCATGCGACAACCCCTCGTGTGTCAACCCTAAGCACCTCAGGGTCGGCACTGCTCAAGACAATGCCGACGACATGACTAGCAGAAATCGACAGGCCGTCAAAGAAAAGAACGCACGATGGAATCCCAACTCGACGCAGCATAAATTAAACCCCAACAGCTACTTCTATGACCCTAGCTAGCCACGCCCCCATCTAGATCAACCTCCAGCCACCGCTTGCGGCTCTCCATGTCCAGCAACGCGCGGATGTTGTACGCCCGGCCATCAATCACCGCCCGGTGACTCTCGGTCAGCCCGGTACGGTAGCGGA